CACGATGCCGCCGTCGGCGAGGAACGGGATGGAGGGGATGGAGGGGATGTTGACACCAGGGACCCGGTTCGCGCCCCCGATCAGCGCGTTGATCCCGCCGATCGCGCCGTTGATCAGCCCGATCGCACCGTTCAGCGCGGACCGCAGGCCGCCGGTGACGCCGTCCCAGATACCCGACAGGAACGAACCGATCCGCCCGACGGCGCCCTGCACGAATCCGACGAAGCCGGACCAGAGGCCCTTCAGGCCGCTCACCGCCGAGTTCCAGATTCCGGCGATCGCCCGGAATATCGTCGAGAAAAACCCCTTGATGCCATTCCAGCTCGACACGATGAAAGACCTGATCGCGTCAAACGTGGCGCGGTTGACGGCAACGAAAATAGCCCACCACCGCTTGACGAAATCGACCACGCTCCGGACCGCTGAGACGACCGCGGTGACTATCGCGTCCCAGATCGACATCGCTTTCGATCTCAGCCAGTCCCATGCCTTCCCGATGGCTTCGGTGACCGCGTCCCAGTTCATCACCAGGAGCACGATGATCGCGATCAGGGCGATGATCGCGAGGATGATCCACGTGATCGGGTTCGCCAGCATCGTCAGGTTCAAGCCGGCCTGCGCCGCGGTCAAGAGCTGGACGACGCCGACGGCGATCATGACGAGCGGCGCGAACTGACCGAGCGTGGTCAGGGCCTGCTCGATGCCCGACGGCGCGAAGTTCGCACGGTTGGCCTCGTTCAGGTCCGTCTGTGCCGACTCGGCGTCCAGGGCGGCCTGCCCCTGGTCGGTCAGGGCCTGCGCCGAGTCCAGGGTGGCCTGCTCGGCGTCCTCCTGAGCCTGCTTCAGGTCCTCGTCGGCCTGCTTCATGTCGATGGCCGCCTGCTGCGCCTCCAGGCTGTTCTCGCCGTACTCCGCGATGGCGTCCGCGAGGTCCTGCGCCGCGACCTTCTGGTCGAGCTGGGCCTGCTCCACGTCGATGCCGGACTGTGCGAGGTCACGCTCCGCCTGGTCGACGTCGAGGATGGCCTGCTCGAGGTCGAGGGACGCCTGCTCGAGGTCGAGGGACGCCTGCTCGACGTCCTGCTGGGAGCGGGCCAGCTTGTCGTTCTGGATCTCCGCGCGGTTGGAGAAGTCGCGCACGGCGTCGATGCCGCCCTGCAGGCCATCCAGCCCCGAGGTGAGGAAGACCGCCCCGGACGCCATCTTGCCGAACGACGCGTCGAGCTTGCTCGTCGAGGAGTCGAGGGTCTTCGTGTCGCCGTCCAGCTTGGACAGCGGCTTGTCGAGCTGCGCCAGGCCGGCGGTCGCGCCCTTGACGTCGGAATCGACCTTGATGGTGATGTCGCCGACCATGGCCTACCCCTCCTGACGGTCGTACTCGGCCTGAATACCTTTCAGGATTCCCAGCAGCTCCCGGCCCGATTTCTGCTTCACCTTGCGGCTCCACCGGATCAGGTGGTCTTTCAGCTTCGGGCGTTTGCCCTTCTTCATGTGCGGTGCGGCAATGTCCATTCCGAGCCTCGCGGCCACCATGTCCAGCCGTTGCGGGGTAACCGGCCCGTAAAGGTTTTGGTAAGCCACCATGCCGATCATCTCGGCGTCGGTGAACCTCACCAGAACCTCCCCGGGTGTCATATGGAAAGCGACGGCCAGGTCGTACTGAATCCTCAGCTCTGGCCGGACGAGAAATCCGCCTCAGCGTCCTTGACCTGCTCCTTGTAGGTCTTGTCCAGGCCGGACAGCTCGATCGCGAGGTCGTCCAGGGCCTGCATGACGCCGGCGTGCTTGGTGGCCAGCTTCGGGGCGTCGCCGTCCGCGAAGATCCGCGAGCCGTCCGCCGGGTCGCGCAGGCAGTGGACGAGGAGCTCGGCACGGCGGTGCTTCATCTCCACCTCGATGTCGACGTCGGGGTCGCCGCGGCGCTGCTTCATGCGCAGGGCCTGCGTCTTGGCGCGCCACGCCCCGACCTGCTCGTCGGTGAAGCTGAAGACCCGCACGGTGACGCCCCACTCCTCGACCGGGACGTCCTGCCACTTCAGGTCCTGGGCGTTGAGGATGGTGTCCTTGAGGCTGCTCAACCTGGTTCCTCTCTGATCGCGGGATGGCGGCGGGGGTGGGTCACGTCGCGGCGAGGGTCGGCTTCCCCGATATCTTCAGGGTCACCTCGCGCTCCATGCGGTCGTCGATCGGGAACGCGTCGGACAGGTTCGTGATCAGCCCGTTGATCGACCAGGTGTGCTCGTCCGACTCGCCGGGGAGTACGACGACCTGGTAGGCGCGCAGCGCGTCCTCCTCGAAGTCGGAGTCCAGGGCGCTGTGCGTGTTGTTCGACGGGTCGTAGTTCACCGTGAGGGTGACCTCGCCGCCGTCCTTGAGGCCCTTGACGAACTCGCGGTACTGGTTCGGGCTGTCGTGCGCGGTGACCTCGATGGCGTCACGGGTGCGCGAGGGGCCCGACAGGTCGGACACGTTCGCGATGGTGACATAGGTGCCAGCACCGTCTGAATCGCGCTTGAACTGGGTGCCGAAGGCGTCAAGACCGGCCATGGTTTTCCCTACTTCCCCAGCTTGTAGACCGCGACGGTGATGTCCGCCGCCGAGTCGCTGTACGTGATGGACGCCCGGCCGGTGGTGCCCCGGAACAGGTTGGTCAGCGGGATGATCCCGTAGTTCTCGGTGGTGATCACCAGCGTGGCGTCCGCGACGGCGTGCCCGTCCACGGTGCCGGGCGTCGCGATCGTGATGGTGCGCGTCTCCGAGACGTGGGCGTTCAGGGCCAGCAGGAAGTACCCGTCGCCGACCTCGGCGGTGTCCCCGCCGGACGCGGCCGCGTCCAGGTCGGTGTCGAGGTCGGGCCGTCCTGTCACGGTGGCGATCTCGATGGTTGCCAATGCGGCCATGTCGGTCTCCCTATTTCTGTGAGGTGAAGATGTCTACGCGGTCCAGGCGCCGGCGCACGCTGCGGTCGTTGTCGGGCATCTTCCGCGACTCCACGTGCCGGACCATCCAGATGGTGGTGCCCGTCACGAACGGGTCGAGCGTCTTGTGCCCGTGGTCCAGGAGCGCGACGATCCGCGCGCCGATCAGGTTGTCCACCCGGGTAGCGGGTACGTCGACGTCGCCACGTGCCAGGGTCTGGATGCGCGCGGTGACCCTGCGTCCCGGGTCGTCGTGCGTGCCGTCCGGGACCGAGGTCAGGTCAGGGATCACGATGAACGGGTACTTCCGCGTGGCGGCGTCGGGCACCTCGTCCAGGACCCCGGTGATGTACTGCTGGATCTCCGCGTCGGACTGGAACAGCAGCCGCAGGCCGACCTGCACGGCGCCGGCCGGGTCGATGGTCGTCATCGGCCGAGCTCCTTGGCCAGGAGCTCACGGGCCAGCCGCGGGGCCTGCTCCCGCATCGCGTCGACGTTCGGCTGGATGAACGGCGTGATGGACTCCACGATCTGCGCGTGCGGTGCACGACTGCCCCCGACGTGCACCTGGGTGCCCACGGCCTCGACGGTGGACAGCAGATCCCCGGTGTCGTAGGGCGTGTCAGCGGCGATGTTGGCGGCCAGCTCCTCGGCGATGATCTCCTCCGCCACGACGATGTCGCTCACCAGGTCGGCGGAGAGCTCACTCAGGTCGTCGCGCAGGCCAGAGACCCCCTCGAGCTTCACCCGCTTGCGCGCCATTACACGGCCCTCACTCTCGCCCGGCCGCGCCCGTACGCGCGCAGCGCCTGGTCCCGCAGGTCGGCCAGGCCGACACCACGCACCTCGGACTCACCCTCGCCCGCGCCGATGACCCGGGCGTACGCGGTGCGCTCCTGCAGCAGGACCGCCATCGCCTCCGCGACGGCCAGGCTGCGCACCATGGGCGGTACCACGTGCTTCGCGATCGCCACGGTGCTGTGGGAGGCCGCTGTGGTGCCCAGGACGCCGCGGCGCACCGTCAGGCGGCGCTGCACCAGCACATCCGCTCCGAGGCTGTGAGCGGCCAGGGTGGACCCGTCCCAGGCCCGCTTGACGGCCAGGGTGTTGCCGTTGATGTCGATGATCAGCATCCGCTCGGCGTCGACCAGGATCACCTCGCCCGCGACGAACTCCGTCCCGTCCGTGACGGCGATGGTCGCGGACGACCCGATCGCCACCGCCGCGGTGAGCTCGTGCGTGCCCGACGGCGACATGAAGGCCTTGTCCGTCACGGTGACGCGCTCGTCCTCGAGCTGGAGCAGGTCCCCGACGCCGATCAGCGCCGTGCCGTCGGTGACGTCCACCGTGGTGATCGAGGCGTTGATCGCCGTGACGACCGTCCCGGCCGACTCCGTGTCGTCGGAGAACCCGAACACGCCGGCTATCTCGTTGGCCCGCTGGTGGGTGTCGCCGGTGGAGAACGACGCCGAGGACCCGAGATCGATCTCGAGGTGGGTGAACGGCGGACCGGTGTTCGGCTCGAGGAAGAAGTCGGCCGCGTCGATGACCGTGCCGCCGCTGGTGAGCGTGGTGACCGAGATCAGCTCGTCACGGCCGAGCCAGAGTCGCCAAGGACGGGAGCCGGACCGGTCGGGCCAGTCGAAGAACCGGGTGTCGATCTCGGGGTAGAACCGGCGCAGCAGCAGGCCCTCCACGACGTCGCTCCCGGAGGCGAGCGCACGGTCGATCTGGTCGTCGGCGCGGGCCGTCTCGACGATGTCGAGGGCCCGCTTCACGTCCTCCCGGGAGGCGTAGGTCATGCCCTGCCGGTCCTTCAGCGCCATAGCCCCTCCCTCCTGGTAGGTCGTGCGGTTCGGTCAGATCAGGCGCCCGTCACGGGGCCACTCGTAGTCCCCGTCGGGGCAGTACCAGACGCCGTGGTGCTCCCGGAGTGGCCGCCCGCCGAACGGGCACGCTTGCGGGGGCTGGGCTTCCTCGGCCCGTCGTTCTTCGGCGGCTTCTCGAGCGATGTCTTGGAGCTGTTCCCAGGCCACGACTCCTCCTCGTCCTCGAGCGCGTCGGCATCGGTGACCGCGGCGTCGTCGGGCTCCGCGGCCGCGGGCATGTCGGCATCCGCGGCCGCGGGCGTATCGGGATCCGCGGTGGCATCGTCGACGTCGGCGGGCTCCTCCGTCTTGCCGGCGTCGTACGGGCCGAGCTTCCCGCGGGCCCGCAGCTCGTCCGCCGGCGACACGAACCCGCGCGCCGTCGCGTCCGTGAACCCACCGATCCGGCTGATCTTGGCCATGATCAGGCCGCCGCGACGACGGTGGCACCTGGGGTGAGCGGCACCCAGGTGCAGTACCAGTCGATGACACCGTCGATGGATGACGCGGCCAGGACCTCGACCTCGCCCGTCGTGACGACGAGCGCGGGCAGGGGGAAACCACCCGACTCGAAATCCATGGTGCCGTCGCCCTGGTCCCGGAACCCGATGGTCGTACCGGCCGCAGTGTCCGCAGCGCTCGGCGCAGACGCCGCGACAGGGGTCTGGGTGGTCCCGGTGGTCGGGTCGAGCACGAGCGCCAGGGTGCCCGTCTCCACCCCGATCACCGTGTCCACCACGCCCCACAGCGCAGTGATGAGAACCTCACCACCCGCGACGGTGAACACCTGGTAGGTGGCGTCACCGCCGGCCGTGAGGTCCGACGTCTTGCCCTGCAGGTACCGGCCGAGCGCGATCTCGCGCAGCTGCGTGCCCTGGATGATGGTGCTCACGTCACACCGACCTAACGGGCAGGTTTTCCGGCGTCCGCTGGACCGCGAGGTTGTGCAGGACTGCCCACACGACACCGGTCGACGTGGCCGTGCACTCCAGGTGGGTGAACCCGTCGGAGAGCATCGTGGCGTCCACGTGGATGGCCACCAGGTCGTCGCCCTCGGTCACCGCGGCGTCCGCCGGGGACTGGGTCTCGCGGGTCCAGGAGTCGGTGCCGTCCCCGTCGACCTGTGCGAACCAGTGGTCGATCACGTCGAGGTCCTGCTCGTCGGCCCCGCCGCTGCTGGTGGCCTCCTTGATGGTGAACGTGTCACCGCCGGAGAGCAGCCCGAAGAACGTGATCGAGCCGACGTCCTCCATGTTGATCCAGACGCCGTCAGCTACCGCGACGACGTCGAAGTCCTTGCCCAGGCCTTCCATCACGCACTCACTCTCTGACGCGCAGGGCGCCGGTTGTTTGCCTGCTGCTTGGCGGTGGCCCACCGGCAGTTGTCGGGCTCGTACCCGCGGTCGTTGTCGATACGGTCCAGAGTCATCCCTTCGGGGCGAGGCCCCATGTCCTCCAGGAACGCCTCGAAGAGCAGCCACCGCTCGCACACGGTGATGCCTCGGCCGCCGTAGCTGTCCCAGGCGTGATGATTCGGTCTGCTGCATCTGTCGCGCATTTGATACCAGGATCGATATGTGGGACTAACGCGCACTCTTCCAGCACCGTCATGCCAGGTATGGCCGTGCTTCTGGTATCCACCGCTTCCGGCATGCCTACCGCAGGTGCAGCCCGAAGCACACGGCGAGCTCCCGCCGCCCTGGCCCTTCAATGCAGCACTGATCTTCTGGCGTCGTTCGCTAGGGACCGTGTGCCGACCACAGGTGCATCCCGATTCGCACTTGATACCTGCCATTTAGCGCCTTGCCTCTCCGAACGGGGTTCTAATGCCGCTCTTCTGAACTGGCCCTAGGTGGGGTTCTAATGCCGCCCAGGGTTGGCTTATCAGGCCCTGGCCGCGATCTTGACAAAGGGACTGAGCGTGTTGGAGCCCTTGTTGGGCGTGATGGCCGACTGGATCCAGGGGCGGCCGTCGACGCGCTCGATGAACCGGATCGCGGTCTGGTCGTTCTGGAACTTGAAGTGCGGCGAGGTGGACGCCTGGATGGCCTGACGATCGCCCAGGAGGTAGTAGCCGAGGTCGACGAAGTTGATGTCGCCGGCGTCGCCGATCGTCTCGGCCTTCTCGGTGAACAGCACCGGGCGGCCGAGGATCGTCATCGGGGGGCCCTCGGTGCCGTTGTTCAGCCAGATCGCGGAACCACCGGTGCCGACGGAAAGGGCCATGGTGGCCAGCTCGGGGAAGGTGTCGATGTGCGCGATCCACACCGCGCGGCCCAGCGAGGTCGGCAGCATCCGACTGTAGGCCTTTACAACGTTCTCCCAGACGATGGTGTCGGCCGCCTGGCCGGACTCCTTCGTCACGCTCACCGCGGCCGGCGCGTTCAGGAACCCGAGCGGCTCGCCGACGCCGGTGCCGCGGATGAACGCGATGTCCTCGAACCACGCGATGGCCTCGGGGAAGATCTCGTCGACGAACGTCTCCAGCGAGATGATGGAGTCGGTGAACAGCTCGTTGGGGACCTCGCTGTAGGCGGTGAGCTTCTTCGCCTCGAGCTTGACCCGCCCGAACTTCGCCGAGGTGTCGGTCAGGGTGCCGGACTCCTCGGTCCACGCCGCCGTGACGCCGCCGTAGACGCTCGACGCGTGCGAGGTGGAGTCGATCGTCGGGAACGGGACCGTGAGGGTCTCCATCGGCACCACACGGGCCCGGGGCCGCACGATCGCGGTCTCCAGCGCGACGCGCAGCAGCTCCGCTCGGAGCGACTCGGGGATCAGGAACCCGCCGTCGGACGGGACCGTGGACCCGAACGCGTTCCGGATCGTGTCGAGCTTGGCCCGCTTGCCGAGAGCGTCCTCGGTCCCGTTGCGGTGGTAGATGCTCGAGAGGAAGTCGCGGTTGGAGTCGAAGATCTTCTCCTGGTCGACCTTCGCTCCGGGGGCGGTCTTGGAGTAGAGGCCCTGGCCCTTGGTGCTGACCGGAGCGTTGGGGTCCAGGTTGAGGCGCTGGACCGGCTTGGCGTCCGGGTTGTCCTTGAGCCACTTCGTCAGGACGCGCTGCGATCCTTCCTCGATCTGCTGGTCGATCGACCGGTCCTTGGCCTGGATAGCGGCGTACCCCTGGATGGCCTCGGGGAGCTGCCCCGAGTCCATGAGCTTCTGCACCTTGGCCGTGTCGCTGAGCATGTCCTCCAGCTCGTCGGCCGTGGTCGGAATCGCGATCTTGGTCACGACATGACTCCCTTTCGGATGGATGCCAGGACGGAGCCCGGTTCGAGCTGGATGGCCGCCGACCGGCGGCCGGGGGTCGGGGGAGCCGGCGCCTGGGCGCGGCCGGCGTACACGAAGTGGGAGAACGCCGCGGCGAACTTGTCGGCGGGGGCATCGTCCGCGTCGTCGTCCTCGAGGTCGTCGGGGTCGGCTGGCGGGTCGTCGCCGTCAGGTTCCGCGGCGGCCGGCTCGGGATCTGCTTCGTCGGGGTCGACGGGGTTCTTCGGTCCGGCCACGGCCTCGTCGGCGAGGCCGGCGTCGACGGCCTCGGTCGCGGAGTACCACGTCTCGGCGCGCATCAGGTCGCGCCAGTCGTCGGCCTTGCCGCCGGCGCGATCGGCGTAGATCCCCGCGATCGTGTCGGAGATCCGGCTCAGGAGCACCGCGGTGTCCTCCATGGCGCCGGCGTTCCCGTAACAGAACCCGATCGCGTCGTGGATCATCAGCTGGGAGCCGCGGTTCATCTTCATGCTGTCGCCGGCCATGGCAATGAAGCTGGCCGCCGAGGCGGCGATCCCGTCGACGACGACGTTCACCGTGGCGGGATGGTCGGCCAGGGCGTTCATGATCGCGAGACCGTCGAACACGTCACCGCCCGGGCTGTTCACGTGCAGCTCGATGGTCTCGGCGTCGATCGCCAGGAGCTCGTCGACGAACTCGGTCGCCGTGACGCCCCAGTACCCGATCTCCTCCATGAGGTCGATCCGGGTCGTGCCCTCGGCGATGGCGACGACGCGGACCGGCGTCTTGACCGTGGGGCGGGGCCGTTCGTCGCGGGCCCGCAGGTGCTGCCAGACGTCGGCGACGAGACGGCTCGGCACGTCCGGGTGAGATACCGGCCTTCTGGCCATCCGCCACTCCCTCACCGTGTTACGGGTCGTAACTTTGTTTACGGGCCGTAGCCTACATGCGTGGATGCACGAAACGCATGCACCCCGGGACCTGGCTGCGTTTCGTGTATCCACCCGGCAGACGACGGCATGAGGGCGGGTGAGCACGGTGGCAGCACGTCGCAGGACTCCCGCGGTGCTCACCGCGCTGCACACGGCGCTGCGCTCCCGCACGCCGGCCGACGCCGACGCCGCGACGGTCGCTCTCGCGAAGCGGTACGCGCTGGAGCTCGACGACTCGGCGACGATCTCCCGGAGCCTGGCCAAGACGCTCCGCAAGGTCGCGCGCGCCGGCCTGGACGACGAGCTCTACGACGAGCTGCTCGCGCTGACGGTCCGGATCGAGGAGGTCCACGTCGCCGCGGTGGTCGGGCCGAAGCTGCTCGCGGCCCTGGAGCAGCTGCAGCTCACGCCGAAGGCGCGTTCCGGCGTGCTGCAGGGAGGGGGTGTCCCGGATGCTGACTCTGGCAAGTCTGCCCTCGACGAGCTCCGAGATCGTCGGAAGAACCGAGCCGAGGCTCTGGACACGCCCTCTTAGGCCCCTGACGCCGGCGACGAGCTACGGCTTCGATGTCGTCGACTTCGCGCGCGACGTGCTGGGCCACCCGCTGGACCCGTGGCAGGAGTGGGTCGTCATCCACCTCGGCGAGCTGCTCGAGGACGGCCGGCCCCGGTTCCGCAAGGCGCTCATCATGGTGGCCCGGCAGAACGGCAAGACCGAGCTGCTGGTCGTGCTCACGCTGTACTGGCTCTACGTGGACCGGGTGGACTACGTGCTGGGCACCAGCACGAAGCTCGACTACGCCGCCGAGTCCTTGCGCAAGGCATACAAGCTCGCGCGCCGTGTGCCGGCCCTGAACGCGGAGATCCCCAAGCGCGGCGGGTTCCGCAAGGCGAACGGCGAACAGGTCATGTGGAGGGCCGACGCCAAGGAGCAGGCCCTGGAGGACGGGTCTCGGTACAAGGTCGCAGCGTCCAACGAGGAGGGCGGGCGGTCCCTGACGATCGACCGGCTCGTCCTGGACGAGCTGCGCCAGCACCACGACTATTCCGCGTGGGACGCCTCCGAACCGGCCACCTCCGCGATCCCGGACGCGCAGATCGTCGGTATCTCCAACGCCGGGTCGGACAAGTCGGTCGTGCTCAACGATCTGCGCGACGACGCGGTGCACTACATCGAGACCGGTGAAGGTGACGATCGCCTCGGCCTGTTCGAGTACAGCGCGCCGGACGGGTCCAGCCCGGTCGACCCCGACGCGCTGGCGCAGGCGAACCCGAACGCGAACCGCCGGATCCCGATGGAGGACCTCCTGAACGAGGGCGCGACCGCCATGCGCATCGGCGGGAAGAAGCTCGCCGGCTTCAAGACGGAGAAGATGTGCATGCGCGCCTCGGTCATGGACCCCGCAGTCGACATGCAGACCTGGGACCGCCCGTACGACCCGCTGCAGCGGATCCCGCTGGGCATCCGCCACCCCGACATCAAGGCCGGCTGCCTCGAGCCCGGCACCCTGGCCGAGGTCCGCTCCCGCGTGACGCTGGTCGTCGACGTCGCCGAGGACAGCCAGCACGCCACCCTGTACGCCG